CAACTAATTACACAGTATCAACATTATGATAAAAGAAATATTAGAGTTACTAAGAGATACGGATTGTAAATCTGAGATAGTACAAATAGCAAAGGGAAAGAATAAGTTTCCAGATAGTTTTAAAGAAGTATTTAAAAGACAAAAACAAGAATTAAAATGGAAAAAGTAGTAGTAGAATTAGAAGCTAAAACTGCCAAAGCTGAGGCTGGTTTAAATGACGTAGTTGATGCTATAAAAAGTTTAAATAAAGCAGTAGTTGATTCTAATAGTAAAACAGAAAAATCTTTAAAAGATGTAGAAAGTCAATCTAAAAAAAGCACCAATATTGTTAAAAAATTAGCTAAAGGTTTTACTGGTGTTGGATTAGCTATGAAAGCTGCTGGATTTTCTTTAATAATGAAAGCAGTCGATGCTTTAGGTAGTGCTATGACATCAAATCAAAAAGTAGTTGATTTAATGAGTAGTGCTTTTGAAACTATTAGTATTATTCTAAGTCAAGTTTCAGATGTTTTTATATCAATGGTTGAAAAAGTATCTAATCTTACTGGTGGTTTTGATGCATTGCAAAAAGTGCTAGGTGGTGGTTTATCCATAGCAATTAATATTGTAGTTGGTGCTATTCAAGGAATTGTTTTAGGTGTACAGAAAGCACAATTAGCTTGGGAAGAATCATTCTTTGGAGATGGAGACCCTAAAGAAATAAAAAGATTAAACTTAGCAATAACAGAGACTCAAGAAAAACTTGCAGAAACTGGAGAACGTATTTCAACTGCTGGTAAGCAAATAGCAAATAATTTTGTAGAAGCAGTGGGGGAAGTTGGCTCTTTAGCACAAGGTGTTGCAGAAGCAGTTTCAGAATCTATTGAAAAAATAGATGTAAAACAAGCGATATCAGATGGTAAACGTATTGCAAATGCAAAAAAGAATTTTGAACTTTTAGCATTACAACAACAAAGATTAGTTGAGAAATACGATTTACAAGCAGAACAACAAAGACAAATAAGAGATGATGAAAGTAAAAGTATAAATGAAAGAATACTTGCCAATCAAAAACTTGGAGAAATACTTTTAAAACAAAATGAAGCAGAAAAACAAACTGTTCAATCAAGAATAGATGCACTTAAAGAAGAAGAAAGATTAAAAGGGAAAAGCATAGAATTAACAAATCAAATATTTGAGTTAGAAACTGAAATGATTGCCATTGATGCTAAAGTAGCTGGTTTTAAATCTGAACAATTAACCAATATAAATTCTTTAAAAAGAGAGCAATTAGATTTAGAGAAACAAAATGAAGAAACTAGATTAGAGGAATTACAAGATAGAGCAGATAGAGAAATAGAATTAGAGCAACAAAAAACAGCAGTAAAAGAAAAAGCATTTAAAGATGCAGTTGCAATTGCTGGTGCAGAATCAAAAGTAGGAAAAGCAATACTTATAGCAAAACAATTATTATTAGCTAAAGAAATGATAATGGAAGTAAAGGCAACTTTATTTAGTGCTAAAAATTCAGCTACAAAAGTAGCAGTTAAATCAGCAGAAGCTGGAGTTGATGTTTCTTCTGGAGCAGCCAAAGCAGCATCGGCAGCACCTTTCCCAGCTAACATTCCTTTAATATTAGGTTATGCAGCACAAGCAGTAGGTATAGTATCTGCTATAAAAGGAGCAATAAGTGCATCAAAACAAGCAACAAAAGGTTTAGGTGGCAGTGTGCCATCTCCATCTGTTCCAACTGGAGCATCAACACCTCCATCATTTAATGTAGTTGGTGCAAGTGATACAAACCAATTAGCATCTGCTATTGGAGGACAATCACAACAACCAGTACAAGCCTATGTTGTAGCAAACGATGTAACAACTGCTCAAAGTATGGATAGAAATATAATTGATGATGCAAGTTTAGGAGATTAAAATATAAAATAACACTAAAACAATATTATATAAATATGAAACTAATAGAGTTAATTTTAGATGATGATGAAGCAATAGGAGTAGAGGCTATTTCTGTTGTTGAGAATCCAGCAATTGAATCAGATTTTGTTGCACTTAAAACACAAGAAATAAAACTTGCTGAAATAGACAAAGAGAAACGTCTGTTGATGGGTGCTTTACTTATACCAAAGAAACCTATTTACAGAAAGTCTGGAGAAGATGAATATTACATTTTCTTTTCTGAAAAGACTGTTGCAAAAGCATCTCAAATGTATTTACAGAATGGCAACCAATCTAATTCAACATTAGAACACAATTCAGAATTACAAGGCTTAACACTTGTTGAAAGTTGGATTGTAGAAGATAAACAGAAAGACAAGACTGCTTTATATGGTTTAGATGTGCCAGTTGGTACTTGGATGGGTAGTGTTAAGGTAGAGAATGAAGATGTATGGAATAACTATGTAAAGACTGGTAAAGTAAAAGGTTTCTCAATAGAGGGTTACTTTGCAGATAAAATGGAAAGACCAAACGAAGAACTAAAAGAACAATTAGCATCATATACAGACTATCCACAAGGAGCAACAAACAATGCAAAGAGAGCATTAGCTTGGGTAGAGAAGAATGGTTGGGGTAGTTGTGGAGAAGCAACTGGAAAAGCAAGAGCAAATCAATTAGCAAAAAGACAACCAATAACAAGAGATACAATTGCAAGAATGGCTAGTTTTAAAAGACATCAACAACATAAAGATGTACCATATTCAGAAGGATGTGGTGGACTTATGTGGGATGCTTGGGGAGGTACTGCTGGTGTTAATTGGGCATCAAGAAAGTTAGAAGATTTAGAGAAGCTAGAAGAACTTAAAGAATTACTATCATAATGAGGGCAGTATATTGTAAATGTAAAAATACTTATTCGATAGATTGTAAGAATACTACTGATAAAAGTTGTAAGACTCCAGAGTATTGGAAACAAGGTATAGGGAGGATAAGTGCAACAGAAGAAGAAGAATAGAAAACTATTCAATCAAGTAACTCATCAAATAAAAATAATTTTTTTTATATTTTAATTTGTTGTAGGCATTTTCTATTTTAATATCTGTTCTAGTTTTATATGATGAATTATTTTTTGATAAATTATTTTTTTTGTTTTTTTTAATAAGTTTAATTGTTTCATAATATAAATTTGATATATCAAATCCAAATTCTTTTTGAAAATCTGAAAAAGTTTTTTCATATAAATTTTTTAAAACAATAATCATAATATGTTTTTTACTAACATCTTTAAATAAAGACTTAATATCCTTATCTTCATTTGTATTTAATAATTCAATATTATCTAGACTAATCATATTTATAGATAAATCTTCATCAAAACAAGTATCCCATTGAACGATATTATTTTTAACTATTCTTACATTATAATCTTTTTCTGGAGTATGAGTGCCTCTTAAAAAAGAACTTATATTGCTATGTGGTATGTTTCTTTCTTTACAATAATTACTTATACTTTTATATATTTTACCATTTTTTAAACATAAAACACTAATTCCTTTCTTATTTAAAATACTATGACATTCTCCACCATTAGTTGAATTTAATAAATTTCCTTTTTTTAAATCTTTTCTGCCAAGTAGTTTTATATATTTTTTTTCAAGTTTTGAAGCATCTTTTATTGTTAAATTTTTTTCAATTATTTTAACTTTAGGCTTACCATACTTAAATACATAATCATTCCATTTTTTATTTCTTGTTGATTTACTAAATGTATATGCCCTTTCTTCATTTCCTATGCCTACATAGAAAATCTCATCATCATAACTGCGTAAATGAAAGTATAAAACTTTATTTTGTTTACTCATAATAACAAATTTACTTTTTTTTAAACTAAAAAGCAAAAAATAACACATAAAAACATTATACAATAGAAGATATTTAAATAAGTGAATAATTAACTAAATATATGAACACAGACAGAACATTATTAAACAAAGCAAGAGTTTTACTTGGATTAGAAGTAAAGCTAGAGCAAATGAAGCTAGATAATGGTGCTATCTTAGAAGCTGAAGTATTTGAAGCTGGTGCAGAAATCTTTGTCGTTGCAGACGATGAGAGAGTTGCAGTACCAGTTGGAGAGTACGAAGCAGAGGGTAAAACTATTGTAGTTTCAGAAGAAGGTATCATTGGAGAAGTGAAAGAAGCAAGTGCTGAAGAAGAAGCACCAGCAGAAACAGAAGCAGAAGAAGTTGAAGAAGAAGAATTATCAACTGAAACTGCATCTCCAAAGAAGATAGTTAAATCAATATCAGAAGAAATGTTCTTCTCAGAGATTGAAAAACTAAGAACTGAAATCAACGAACTAAAATTATCTAAAACAGAAGTTGTTGCAGAGGAAGTAGTTGAGTTATCGGAAGTAAAGGAAGATAAAGTAGAATTATCTGCTGAAGAAGTTGAAGGAATTACACATACTCCAGAAAACTTATCTGACAAAAAAGAATTAAACCTTTATTCTCAAAAAGGGAATAAGAACACAACAAGAAATAGAATATTTAACAAATTAAACAAATAAAAAATGAGTTTATCAATCGCATCCTCATATAGCGGGGAATTTTCATCTAAGTATGTATCAGCTGCTTTGTTGTCTGGAAATACAATCGCAAACAACTTAATCGAAGTTAAACCAAACGTAAAGTTTAAAGAAGTATTAAAAAGAGTAAATCTTTCTGGTGCTATTGCAAATGCATCTTGTGATTTTACAGATGCTGGAGCAGTTGCTTTAACAGAAAAGATTATTGAGCCAAAATCACTACAAGTAAATTTAGAATTATGTAAAACTCCTTTTCAATCAGATTGGGAAGCGATTTCTATGGGAGTATCGGCACACGATAATTTACCATCTAACTTTTCTGATTATTTTATCGGATTAATGTCTGAATCAATTGCAGAGCAAACTGAAAAAGATATCTGGGCTGGTGTAGCTGGTGCTGGAACTTTTGATGGTTTCAAAACCTTATTAAATGCTGATTCTGGACATACTGGAGCAAAGAAAATTGCTGGAGCAGCAGTAACTTCTGCAAACGTAGTAGAGAAATTAGGAGATATCGTAGATGCTATTCCAAGTGAAGTATATGGAAAAGAAGATTTATATATCTATGTTGCACAAAACATCTTTAGAGCATACAAGAGAGCTTTAGGAGGATTCCAAACTGCTGGATTAGGTCACAACCAAGATATGGACATCCAATATTTTGATGGTGTAAAAGTTGTAGCTTGTAACGGACTTTCTGATAACAATGCAATTGCAGCTCAAAAATCTAACTTATTCTTTGGAACTGGACTTTTATCAGACCACAACGAAGTGAAAGTATTAGATATGGCTGACTTAGATGGCTCACAAAATGTACGTTTCATTATGAGATATACTGCTGGAGTACAATATGCAATAGTTGAAGATATCGTATCTTACGGATTAGGACTATAATCTAATAACAAACAATAGTAATGAGGGTAGGTGGTTAATCTGCTTACCCTTTTTTAATAACTTTAAAACATAAAACACAATGGCTTGTTTA